AGCTCCTGTATCTGAGAATATAGCAAAATCAGCTTTTGGAAGGCTGCCTATACAGCTCATTAAATACATTGCTGTTGATTGCACTCCCATACCTAAAGAAATAACATCAAGCTTAGGATTTTTGCATCCTTGCGATATTTCTTTTATAATTTTTTTATTTAGCAATTTCTGCCTCAATTATACTTTTTTCCCAATCTTTTCTTTGTGCAGGTGTAGGTCTTTTACTTGGTAAGGGTTTTATGCCAACAGCTTCTGCTCTTTTTTTCCACATATACCATTCTTTCTGTTTAGCATTTCTTTTAACCCTTTTAGTTTCTTTTTTTATTTCTTTTAAATTCTTAATCTTTTCATCGTGCTCACGTTTTCTTTGGTCTTCTACTTTTCTAGGTGGCAACTCTTCAAAATCATCTTCTATATTTTCTGCAACGTCTATAATTTCAGAGTCTGTTATAATTTCTTCCTTACCCATATCCCTTAAAAACTTTTCAAATGGACTATCGATAGTTACGTTTATATTCTTAACTAATTTACCACTATGTTCAAGCACTAAACGTGCTGCAGATACGTTTCCTTGTTTGGCTTCCCTAGTCATTGC